ATTAGAGTCATTTTTATAGTGTAACTCAGGATAGTGACCTCTCATCCTATCAAAAACTTTCTTCTTAATACAGAAAAAACCTGTTGAAGCATCAAGAACCTCTACTGCACCGTTTTCTAATCTTACTTGACCTGTTTTATTATTTATGTACTTAAAATTAAGAGCGTACTGCACAGGTAAAGCTTTTTTAGGGTATGCTCCTGCTACGATATCTTTATCGTATGCAAGGGCTCTTAGTATAGAATCGGGATCAAACTCGATATCAGAATCAATAAAAAATAAATGAGTACAATCACTCTCCATAAACATTGCTGATAGTATGTTTCTTGCTCTTGTTACTAGTGATTCATTTCTGAGAGTTGTAACTCTAAATTGAATACCGTGTTTCATTAACATTTGCGTAGTGCGAAACATACTTAAAAAATACTGATCTGTTAGCATTCCTCCATAGCAGGGAGTTGCAAAAAAGATATTATGATTTCTTAACATATCAATATCTATCTTTGCACTATTTTTACCTATATCTTTAAAAGCTCCAAAATCCTTTGGAGCTTTTTCGCTTGAGTCAGCTGTCTTTATTAGATCACTGATTGACTTCTTCATTATGCTAAGTCCTCAACTGATTCATCAATTGCTTTAAACTCATCACTAACATCACTAGCAAAAAATGCAGTATTTTGTAATAACCATTCTTTTTGCTCATCATAAGTTTGACGTTTATATATTCTGTCTAGCTCAAAAAGTTCTAACCCTTTTTCTTCTTCTGTTACTGCTGAATTACTTCTAGCAGGTACTACAGTGTACTTAACATTTTGTGGAAGAGGCCCAGTCTTTTCTTTTTTAACTGTAAGATCATAACCCATTTCACTATCAGCAGGATTACCGTACTCTGGATTTGATGCGTAATCTACGACTTGTGAGTATATAGTTGATCTAAGATCAAATAGTTTGATCTTACCGTCTGTTCTATCTATAACATTACAGACGTATGAAAATTGAGGTTTATCAGAATAGATAGAACTATCTATTTCTTTAAAAGGGTCTTGAGCATTATTATCAAATGCTTCTGTCTCTCTCAAAAATGATAAACATTCAACAGGCATTTTTTTGCCTTCTGTAGTAACTACCCAATAACAATATCTAGGCATGACGTCACCAATTAGTCTTATTTTTGTATCACCTATTGGAAGTGTTAATCTTTCGATCTCTTTTCTATTTGATGATCCTGTGTTTTGTTTTCCTTTTGCTTTGTCCCAAGCTACCATTGTATCCTCCTTGTATGAACGTTGGTTCTTCTGTTTAGGATTCTCCTTGCGGAGACTCGTATGTAAATTTAATTTTATCTTTTGTTACTTCTAAAAATGGGTTGTAGGCTACGTTACCAAATAATACTCGTGGCACAAAATTTCTGACATCGTCGAGTGGTCGCATGGCCAATGCTCGCAAGTACAACGCTTTTTGTCTTGCTGATACTCTTGCAAATAAGAACTTATCGTAAGTAAAATAGCTTTGAATTTCTTTAGTCTTAACATTAATTTTAACCTTTTTATCCTTAGTTGCTATTAGATAGTTTTTTCTAAATAAAAACTGAGGTATATGATTTATATTTAATTTTTTTATCATATATTGAGATGTTGAAACATTATAACCTGGACTTAGACCATAAGTCAAGATAATTATTCCAGCAGGGTCTCCACGTGCCTTTACACGTAGTTCATCCCAATTAAAGTATGTAATAGCCACGTTGTTGATACCACTGAAGTCTTTTTGTTTGTTGTCTAGCTACTATCGGTCCACTTAACCAAAAGTCTATGACTAGAGGAACCTGCTTTTCAGGATGCTCTCTAATTATTCTACCTATTCTTTGTTCTAGTTTTATAGGATTATTGTTAGGGCAAGTAATAATAAGAGTATCCAAGCGATGACAACTAATCCCTTCATCGAATAGCTTTGTTGATAACACGGCTTTGTATTTTCCTCCAACATTTTGAAGAACGTCTTTTCTAGTTGATTCATCTGTTTCTCCTATTAAACACACACTATCAGTAATCATTGCTTGTAAGTCTTTTAACATCTGTACTCGTTCGCCAAGTATTAATGGACAACGTTTTGTAGCTATCATATGATTTGCCATTTTTGCGATAGCTTTCAAGTAATCTTTGTTAGAACAGAGTTTGTTCAACTGGCGCGACCAATCTCTTTTTGGATCAATTACAGGAAACCTAACATCTGTTCTTTTAATTAAAATCATAGGGTCTTGTAATTTTCTTGGGTCTCTCGCAGTTACCATAAAACTGGTAAAGTAATCAGCCAGAAATACGTGTTTACCATCTTTTCTTTTGGGTGTAGCACTAATACCTATTTTCACCTTAGCATTCAAATTATTTAGTGCTGTACTAAATAATTCTGCTGGACATAGATGTGCTTCATCTACTAATATTAAAGAAAACGTATCCCTTATTTGCTTTAAATTATTGTATACACTTTTGTAAATACCAACAGTTATATCTTGTATGTCTAACAACCCATCACCAATTTTACCTATTGGTACTCCTGGTACTTGTCTCTCTAATTCTTCTATCCATTGTCTGAATAATAACTTTGTATGCACCATTACAAGGGTTGTAACATTATTTCTTGATATAATTTCTACACCTGTAAAAGTTTTTCCCCACCCACAAGGTGCCTGAATAATTCCACTTCTAGCTCTACCTTTTGTGTGAAATTTATCAACAAGCTCTTTTTGTTCCCATCTTAACTTACCTACAAAAGATAAGTCTTTTTTAGCAGGAGTGTATATTCGTTTATCAAGTACAGACTCGTATGATAGTTTTCCAAAACTATTTGATGGAAGTATAAAGTGTGTGTCTGTCTCATCATAGGTCTGTAGAATAGCATCGCCAGTATCATAGGTAAATAAAGACACTAACTCATCTTCATTAAAGACTTCTTCTTTCTTAATGTAAATTTTATCAGAAATAACAATCTTACCTACTTTAGTTTTCTTCATTTGTAAATCCTTTTATAAACCATTTCTTATCAACCATTATTAAGTCTGCAAATAAATTATCAGTATTGAAGTCTAGGTCTTGTGTAGTTTTGATTTGAAATGGGTAAGATATATACTTTACCCATATAAAATTTTTGTTTGTTCTTACGATTTTTCTTCTTGTATTTTTATTTGTATTAAATGATGGAATTTCATGTATTTTTGCATTTGAATCAACTCCCCACCTACTACTACTTAATATAAGATCTTGTAGATTTCCACAAGTGTAATCAAAGGCTACTCGATATTCTAACTGAAGAAGTCTAGTAAAGTAATCACCACCGTAAGATCTATCATCAAGTGTTTCCCAACTACTTGATTCTGTCTTTTTTATTCTTATTTGGTGTGTTGTATAAGCTATATCAAAAGGTTTTTTAGGTAACGTAAATATAGGGTATTCTATTATTTGAGTATTAGGATACATTATATGTTTCTTTCACAACAAATACATTCCAGTCTGGGTGCTCATTAGACATTATAGATGCCTTTTTTTCTAACTCTTTTCTATTATCACTATATTCATGTATATATGTTTTTCTATTTGGAGCTTTTACTACTAATTTATACTCTATTTTCATTCGACACTACCAATCATTACTAATATTGCAATATAGAAAAATGCAAATACAAAAACTGGTGCCGCATTTGAAATCTTCTTTGTAGTCTCTGGTTCTGGTTTTGTATAATGATCACCCATATAATCTCTATCCCAAGCATCTCTTCTTGTATCTTGCTTACGATGGTCTACATTAATAGACCCAGGATCTACCTTGTAATCACTTTTATTTTTCATTTCTTTGCTTTCTTCAACTTCTTCGTATAATATTTGCCACTTTCTTGTTGTGTCTACTTTCATTGCTTTTTCTTCTTTTGTTTATAGAAAATATGATCTTCAATAGTAAATAGAACTTCTAAATTAGTCCATTCTGGAGATACATAAGTAGCATGGTAGTGAGTTGCTCCATCTGTAAAATCATAAACTTTTTTACCAACTAACACATTTGCTATAGTTAGTATTTTAGAATATACTGTAGGCTCTCTAATAGTATCTTTAAAGCCATCACAATACCAACTAAACTGACATCTATGCCTAATTGGATAGTATTTTCTTTTATGTTTCGGTAACTTAGGGTCTTTTCTAGTTTTCCATGATTCTCTTACAGGACCTTCGTATATTACTTTGCATATATCGTTCGGCCAATTCTTACTTTTAACCCTATTTAATACTACTAAGCCTACAGCAAGTTGTCCTACCAATGGCTGAGACTTTGATTCAAAGTATATATTTTTTGCCATACAAGATACGGCACTCTCAGGCGGTCTGCCTTCAAATATATCTGCATTAGCCGATACAGATAATAAAATTCCTGCTATTGCTAATTTATATTTCATGCAGGTCTCCCCAACTTGCTCCTATCTCAAAATCTACTTTTATTGGGCAGTTTGGGATACTTAGTCCTCTATCTCTTTGTATACACTCTTTAGTGTTTTTTATATATGTATCTACTAAATCTTCTCTAACTTCAGATACAATAGAGTCATGAACAACAGTAAAAGGTAAAATATCATTCTGATAATTATTATCATCTATCCATTTAATTAAATCAATTACACCCATTATATTAATATCGGAAGCAACACTCTGAACTAAGAAATTAACTCCTGAACGAATAGCATGTTTAGATACTCCTGGATTCGGTGACTTAGACTCAGGAAGTCTACGTTTTCTACCGAAGAATGAGTATATGTAAGCATGGTTTTCTATCTGCTGATTAGAAGCTGCGATAAAACGTTTAAGCGCTCTAGCCTCATTAAAATACTTATTTATAAATAATTTTGCTTGTGGTATACTTATTTCTTCTCCCACGACTGCATCTTTATTAACAGTTTCTGCAATCTTTGCGGGTCCTGCTTGGTACATGATTCCGAATGTGATTGCCTTTGCATACTGTCTTTGTGCTGGGTGTTTTTGTTTAACTTCTTCAACAGCGCACTCAAGGTTAAACATTTGTTTTGCAACATACGAGTGAAAGTCAAGCTTATCGATAAAAGCTTTTTGTAGAAACGAATCATTACTGAGCATAGCGGCATAGTAAACTTCTGCAGTACCGAGATCGCATTGTATAATCTTGTACCCAGCTCTTGCTTTGAAAAGTTTTTTAATGTCTTTATTGTCTCTTGGTATGTTTTGGTAGTTGAGATTCCCACTACTACTAAGGCGACCGCTGGTGGTCCCATGAATATTAAAGCCGCTCCTAAGTCTGCCATCACTATCTACTCCGTTCTGTATATTTGATATATATGTACCTGCCATTTTGGATTTCTGTCTTAAGTCAAGTATTGCTTCAGCTAATGGGTGGTCTATGCTTTGTAAAACTTCTTTGTCCACACTGTATGCACCAGTTTCTGTTTTTTTACTAGGTTTGATTTTTAGTATATTAAAAAATAACTCACGTAACTGCATAGTAGAATTAGGATTAAAAGTTTTATTATGTATTCTTTCAAATCTTGCAACAGAAGCATTAGTACTTATTTCGTCAATACACTCTTCTACATCAATTTGGTATGATCTTTGTAACTCATCTACTGCAATAGTGTCTACTGGACCACCATTTCTTTCTAAACGTTTAAGAGCAATAGTAGCGGGTTGTAGAATTTTTGTATATAGGTTTGTAAATTCTTCACTCTTATCAACAAGAGGTTTAAACTTAGTATATAATTGAAATGTAGCATCTCCATCTTTACAAGCATAAGGTGCTAAGATATCTGCAGGTAACATTCCATAATTAAAATCTGCTAGTTTAACTTTATTTCTTCTAGCCCAAGACTTTTTGTAGTCATCTAGTTCTCTTTCATAATCGCCTAGGTCTGTAAATCTTAATGCCAAAGGTTTAAGACCGTGTGTTCCTACTGATTCTTCTAAGCAGTAATGTAGCAACATAGTATCTTCCCAATCAGGAAAAGTAAAATTTAATTCATATTCCATGAAACCCATATCAAACTTTGCATTGTGAAATATACATTTTTTCTTTTTGAATACAGCTTGAAACCAGCCATGAAGTTTATTAACAACATCAATGGAAACATATATACCTTGATGAGGTTTAGTAGATATAGCAATACCTAGTATAGTACCTGTGAAAGGAGATACAGATGTAGTTTCTATATCAACAACCAAAGTATCCGCAGCTAGTATCTGTTCTTTGTACGGTTCGAATTCTGCTTCTGATTCGATATGTTTGTAATCTTTTTCAGCTTGTAAACCAGTACTCTCATCGTTCATTATAGGGGTTATCTTACTAAATGCTTTTTTAATCTCATCTTCCATCTGCGGTTTTACTATTGCCATATTTGGGTGAACAATAGGCATGTACTTTTTCTCTAAGTGAACACCGTTATACTTAGTAATTCCTGTTATACCAGTTACATACTTTAGTGCATCTGCGCCTACAGGGCATACTAATTTATATTTATCTAATACTGACATTTCTAAATCAATATCTTTTTTAAGAATCTTTTCCTTAGAACCAGAACTTAGAAATTGTATATCGTATTCTGTATTTTTTAAATACCTAGATACTATCTTATCTGCATTTTTTTCTGCTGCCGAAGCAAACACAAAACATAAATTACTCATTTATTATCTCCGTTATTTTTTTTGCTGTATATGCACTTAGTGTCCATCCTAAATGTCCATGTCCTGTATTGTACCAAACATTTGGGCACTTGCCAACTTTAACTATTGGCATCATGTTAGGAGTCATAGGTCTTAATCCTGCCCAAGACTTATAGTCTCGGAGTTCTAGCTTTGGAAAATACTTTCTAACCCAATTCATTAATGGGGTTATCCTATCAATTCTTATATCTCTATTTTGTCCATGAAACTCTGCTGTTCCTGCTACTCTGAGTCTGTCTCCTAATGTAGATGTAACTATCTTAGCTTCGTCATCTAGTAATGACACTTTTGGTGCGTTTTCTTCTTGTCCTTTAATATTTATACTTACTGAATAACCTTTTACAGGGTATATGGGAAGTTTATCTCCTAATTCTCTGCCTATCTTTTTTGAGTATACTCCCCCACAAATAACTAAGCCACTATAATGAAGATCATTTTTATTTCTATCCGTAATCCTCCATCTTTTTTTATTATAACTTAGTCCTGTGCATGCTTTGTTATACCAATCAATTCTAGTATCGTACCTAAATTTAACTCCCATAGCTTCGCATTTCTTAGCTAGATTAACACAGAATTTATGAATATCCCCTACACCGTCATAGCTAGTCCACATACCTCCAACAAGGTCATCTGCTTCTAATCTAGGCTCTTTTATTTTAATCATATTTTCAGTTATCTCACTACGGTGCAACCCCCCAGCTTTATATATCTTATTCATCTCTTTTGCATGCTTATAGTCTTTTTCATTTTTATATATGTGCATGATTCCACAATCGCTTCTATCATACTCTATATCTTCAAATTCTGTTCTCATAATACGAATAGATTCCATAGCCATCTCTGTAGTAGTCATCGTATTCTCTTTAGCATGTTTAATGTTAGACATAAACTGTACTAACCATTTATACTTTGCAAAATCTAAATCATATCTCATTTTTAACGGTGCATCTCTTTTAAGTGACCAAGCAATACCCTTTTGTACATTTGCCCATGAGTTCCAAACTTCTGAATTTGATGCAGATAATTGACCACCATTAGCATGTGATGCTAACATCGCTGGATATGGATTTGCATCAATCACTGTTACTTCATGCCCTGCCTGTCTTAAAAAATAAGCAGTTGTTATGCCTGTAACTCCTGCCCCTATAACTGCTAATTTCATTTTAATGCTGCCTCCGCTACATCTTTAGTTATATCCCCAGGATCTCGCCCTAGTGGTAATTTTATAATTCTTGAATAAATATTTTTTGAATCTAATAATGATTGTATCTTTTCAGCAGCCATCTGTCCAGGAGCATCTGGATCCATCATGATGTCAACACGATTCACACCAATTTTATCTACTAGGTCAAGTTTATTTCTACCAAAGTTAGATGCACCAAAAATAGCTAGTGTGTTCTTATACCCTAGTTGCCACATATTTAACATATCAAACAAACCCTCAACAAGGATTATATAGTTTGTATTTTTTACTTTGTCTAAAGGAAATAAGATGTTACTGACTTTACCTTTGTGTGGCCTTCTAAAATACTTTGGCTGAGATGTGACGTTGCCCATATACCTACCTTCAATAAATTTTAGTTTACCAAATTGATATATTGGAACACACAAATAATTATGTAATTGTAATTCTTCCGTTGTGAAAGCTTGAAACTCTTTAAGCACTGATGCTTTTATTTTTCTAAATTCACCTATATACACTTGTCTAGTTTTAGGTAACTTTACTTCATCAAACTCAAGAACTGCTTTTATTTTATTTTTAAGTTTCTCTATCTTAAAAGGTTGCTTACTCTCAGTAGGTACTCTAGTTATTTCTCCTATACTTTCAAGAAACTTTGAAACTCCACCACCAAAACCACAACTCCAACAATGAAAAACATCTTTTTCAAGTGAGTAAGAAAGTGAAGGAGATTTATCATCGTGTAAGCCGCTTGTACAAGATATAAGAATTTCACTAGGGTTATTAGTATTTTTGTACTCTATACCTCTTTTATCTAATATTTCTTTTAGATCCATTATGCCATTGCCTTTATAACAAACTTATCTGGATTAGACATATATAAATTACCTGAAGCTATAGTTCTGTTATCCTCATTTCCTCTAGTAAAGTGTTCTAGTCTTCCAGGAAATATTATTAAGTCATTTGGTTTTACACTAACTTCCCACTCTACTAAACCATTACAAAAAACTATAGAAGTATACTCATCTTGAACAGATAAATACCATACAAAAGATAATGAATCCCAAGTTGTAAAATGATGATGTCTTGTTGCGATACTGTTTTTATTATACCAAGCAACCCAAAAATCTTCCAATGCTAAATGATGATTGTATGTTGTTTTGTTCATTGTTTTTATTCCATCATGCAGATGTTTAAACAATTCAGGCAGTATTTCTTCGTTACACTCTTTTTGTAGATGAAATTTCCAACCAGTTCTACCCGTCAAATCTCGTAGATTATCATGTTGTGTTATAACCTGTGTGTTACCAATAGCTATCTCAAGAATACGTTTTCTCATCCAATCTGGTAGTGCCATTTTACATAGATCTATATCTAGGGGTATTGTGATAATAGATTTTGTTCCTAGTTTATTTGTTAATGACATTATGTCCACCTTTTATTATTGAGTAGCAATCGTTTAGCTTTATTCATTGCCATCTGCTGACTAGCATCAAATAAGCTTGTATATCTAAGCATTAATAAGTAAGAATCCCACACTTTCTGTTTTTTATCTTTATCAATATGTTCATTTGCTGAAAGTGACTCTATTAATTGTTTTAATCTAATATCTAATTGTGTCATACGTCTTTGGCTCCTTCACTCTTATCTGTTCCAAATTTTGCAGCTGCATGAGGTTTTTCATTTATGACATTTGACTGTGCAGGATCAATTTTTACACACGGCCAGTTCATAAACACGTCAAAACTCATATGCTTTCCATTTCTAATTTTTGTTGTGTGTATTGTAATCTTATTATTTAATTGCCTATCTTCCTCTTCAGGGGGAGGAAAAAAGTTAAAACTTCTATCTGCTGAATCCAAAATACCTTTAGCGAATCTAGCTTCACCTGTTGCATCTATCTGATAAGGTGATATCATAGTTAGATCATATTTTCTTGCTAAAGATTTTAGGTTTTCTGCAATTATGATCTGAGTTTGCCAATTTTTTTGATCATCGTGCTTTACGATATTTACATAATCAACAACTGCTAAATTATAATTAGGATACTTTGAACTAAACATATTGCAATAATGATCTATACGATTAAGAGTTAGAGACTCGTCATCAATCATAAATAATCTATGCTCTGTCATCTTTGGCTTTTCAACTTTTAGCTTATGCTCAAAAGCTTTAAAGTCTTTTGTTCGTTCTAACTCTTTCATTAGAGCGTCTACTTTACTAGAAGGTTTATAGAAATGTTTAAATTTAGCTTTCGCCATTTGTATCTTTTGTGCTACTGTAGTTTGGTTTCTAAATATATCTAAAAAAGGAACTTCACTAATAATTGAAAGTACTCTATCATACACTTCTTTATATCTCATCTCTATCGTAAAGAAAGCAACAGTATTACCCTCTAAAAATCTATTCAATGCCATGTTTAAAGATATTATTGACTTACCTGAACCTCTTCTACCACCTAACAAAACAAGCTCTTGAGTAGCAAAACCACCATTTACAGCATCAAATTCAGCACTGAGACCAGAAGGAAATATTTTAAAGTCATCTTCTGCAGGAAAAAAATCTAGTTCTGCAATATCGTATAACTCATCGTTGTAAGGTATTGCTTGATTCAAGTGTAATAGATGATTCTGAAACTGATCAACTATTTCTACTTTTTCTAAGTCATCAAGTCTGTCTACAAATTTATCCATGAAGTGTATAGTTTCGTCACGAATATAATAATCTTGTAATTGTGATACTAGAAACTCGTTTTGTATCTGTTCACACACATTTTCTTCATTCACTATTTGATTTTCTATGTATTCCTGTAACCCTACATCTTTTCTTAAACTTAAGATTTCGTCTGTACTAGGTAATCGCATATTGGCTTTGTAAAAGGATTTAACCTTTTCAAACAAAGTAAGGTTAATACCAGTGAAATACTGGTTTAATAACCTAGAATATAAGTCGTTACTTTGCGAATCTAATAATCTTCGCAAAGTTAATTTTTGTAAATCAATTGCCATTCATTACTCTAACTGGAAAAAGTTGATCTCTATTAACTACAGAGTAACCTCCATAGTCTCCTATTCTATATATTAAATAACTTTCTCTACCTGTTTCTTCTATTGTTGTAGTAACTTTGTTACGATGACTTATAAAAGAATTTAGTTTAAGAGTAGGAAAGGTATCTGAGCTTCTCATCCAATACAGTTCATAGTGTACTCCCTGTCTCGGCTCTTCATCCTCATACTTTGGTTTAAAAGGCAATATTTCAATATATTTTTGATAACCATCTTCATACTCTTCAAGATAGTTTTCATCATACACCTCTCTAACAGTGGCAAAACAATTCTCTTTTGCAAGGAACACTTTTTCTCCTTTTGCAAATCTAAGTTCTAGATCTTGCACTACATGCTCAACATTAGCTGCTTTATTCTTACCTTTAGCTCGTAAAGGCACATTCATTTCTATTAATATCTTTTTGATTCTTGCAGCACTTATAAAAAATTGTTCAGCAAGTTTAGACTGTGGTTCTCCGTTAAGGTATCCTTGTGCGATAGTTTTTTTATCGTCTAACGTAAATACTTTTTTTCGTGCTTGAGCCTTAAGCTGGGCTATTCTTGTATTTCTATCGTGAAAGTCTTGAATAAGTGTATCAAGTCTTTTTGTGTTATAAGCTATTCCTACATGCTCGCATACCTGCTTTTTAGTCTTATTGACTTTCAGCATCCAAATAGCTTGTCTGATTTTTGATTCTTGAATTTCTGTTTTATTTATTCTAGCCATACATACTCCTTTAGTATTTACATTATACTAAAAAGTCAACAATTGAGCAAGATTAATGTGTTATGAGATCGTCATCGGTGAAGTATAATTCATTAATTACATTTCGAACCAAACCTGTGTGGGTATATGTAACTAAGAACTTTTCGTGGAAAAATCTATTACTTCTATATAGTTTCTCAACATAAAAGCTGGATAGATAATTTTCTAATAATTGATTATACCTTTTATCTTCTTGAGGTATAGCAGGGTAGTGTTTTTTTATTAATGCGTTGAAATAAGTATTTTTTTGTTGGAAAGGTAAACCTAGCACCCAATCGAGATCTTCATCAGTAATGTCGGATAAAATTAAGTCACTAGCCATATTTTAGGATAAAAAAGAGAGAGGTTTTATACTCTCTCTTTTTATAGATTAGCCTTGAACTGCTTTTGGAGTATAG